CTCCAATATTGCATTGGATAGGTACTTCTTTTCCTGATTGTGTGATTACAGAAGGTCCTACTGAAACTACTTCTGCTTCATTTGCTCCTTCTTGCGCAATATCTGGCATAATAACTCCTCCAGCTGTTTGCTCAATCGATAATTTTTTTAGTAATATTTTACCCGCAATTGGTTCTACTTGCATAACCTATTCTCCTTTTTTATTGTGTTTATAACCGTTTTATATAATATAAATATCATGTACTACTTAGATAGTGCATTCTGTCTATAGTTTTCTACTAAAGTTTTTACATCATCGATTTTGTCAAATTCATCAAGCTGATCTAGTACTTGTTTCTTAAAGAAAGTTTCATAGTCTAGCTCAAATACATCTTTTCTATCATCTATTAAATGTAAATCTTCTTCATTAAGACAGATTGCTTGCTGTCTCTGTTTTATCTTTTTATCGTCTTCACAATTACTCTTTATGTAAAATAGTAAAGGTGTATCAGAATGAGAAATTGAAGTGTTAAGTTTTTCATTTGCCCAAAATGAAGCTTTAACATGTTGAGGCATAGTTTTTTTGTACATGTCAAAGGCTTTTGTAAACTTCTTATTTATTCCCATAAGCTTATAATCTACTGTTTCTATCTTTTTACGCAATAATGTTAAGTGTTCCATTGTTAAAGTACCTCTAACAGCATATTCTGCAATTTTGTTTAGAGCACCTTTCATAAATTCAGGTGTATCTTTACGAATAATATTCATACCTCTAATGTACTTTTTGCCAGATTCTCTAATGATTGAATAATATCGTTTCTTAGAATCACCAAAATAAATGTATTCTAAATCATATTCAAATTTTAAATCCATTAACATATATTCATCAGTTATTCCAGGATTATACTTTTCTACAAGTTCTGTTCTAAGTTGTTTATTAAATTCTATTAACTTAGTTTTCATTTCATCTTCACTACTTCCATTTGATTTCACAAATATAGAATCCGTATCTCCATATAATACATAATGGTCTAAGTTTTGAAACTTTAATGATGCAAATTTAAGAGCTTGTCTTGCAAAATATGTAATTCCATCTGCACATTCTGGTCTGTATAGTCTNAAGAAGTTGAATCCCATTGCACCGTATGCAGAGTTAAGTACTAATTTATATGCTTGCTGTCTTTTATCCATTGCAACAGCTTCATCTCCTGTATATTCGCCAGCATTTAAGCCTCTATTTACTTCAACTCTTTGAAGAAATAACTTTCTTAATACCTGTGGAAGTAAACCAAGTTTATATTCATGGTCATAAAATAGATATCGTTCTCCAAACAATTCAGGCACACCATTTATTTTTGGAGTACCAGTATCTATGAAGCCTATATCATCTGCTTTTAGCTTTTCAATTACATCTTCAATCTTAATACCCATTTTTTTGCAAGATTTTTCTGATACTATGAAAGTTTCAGGACTAATATTAAAAGCCATAATAGATGTAGGATATAGTGAAGTATAATCCATTACAGTAACATCTTTATGACGACCAGGTTCTCTAGGATTAAAAACTATAGCACCGGCATATTGTTGCTTTGCTCTTGTATGTCGAGTTGGAAATACAATCTTACCATGGTTTTCTTTTAATATATAGTTATCAACCACCATTGACTTATGGAATGTACCACCTAATGTGTCAGTATGCGCGATCTGCTGAAGTGTAGTATATAAGTCAAATATCTGTATTTTCTTATCCATTTCAGCAAGAATTTCAACATCTCGAATACCATACTCAATAAAACCTTTATAGTTATCTAGCCAATCTCTCCATGTAACTTCAGTAAGTTTGTCTAAATCTTTATCACCAATAATTTCTTTAACTGCAGTTGTTAGTTTCCAGTTAGGAAGATTATATCCCATATCTTGAACTGCTTCCATCATGTCGACATGGTCTAAACCTTTAATGTTTATTCTCCAATATTCACCACGTTTTTTAATATAAACATCCTTTAATGGTGAAAGGTTTTCGTATGGAAGGCCAAGTCTTTTACATCTATTTATAATATATGGAAGGTCATATCCTGCAGAATACCAACCAGTAATAACATCGGTTTTCATAATACTAAGTAGCTCTATAAAACTAAGTAGCATTGTACTTTCGTCTTTACACATTACATAATTAACATTATCTTCTTCTCGAAGTTGAGGTTCTTCCAAATCTTTAGTATGCTCTGGATGCCAAGACATTACCCAATATTTTTTATGAATATTAGAATAACAAACAACAGAAGTTACTGGCATCATGGCTTTATGTGGCATATTTGCTTTAGGCTGTTCAGGGTCAAACCAAGTTTCAATATCAAAATACATAATATGACGTTTACTTGACCATTCTAGTTTACGATCTAGCATATACTTAAATTCAGGAGTTACATCTGCTTGATATATTCTGTCTGGATATTTTCTTACTAATTCGTTCTTAGCCTTTATTGCAGTATAATACACTTTATAAACTTTATCTCCATATAAAGTTGTAAATATATCTGTTCTTTTACAGTCAAACTGTCTGATATCTAGTATGTCGTCAATATGTTCGCATGAATAATAAAAATAATCTTTTATTCTGTCTACTTTTACTCCTAGCTTGCCTTCTGTATCGTATCCGAATTGATACATATTAAAGAAGCCCTTGTCGAACTTACTGGATAGTCTTGATAATTTCATATAACTTTGTCTTTATTTATAGTATAAATATAACCAATTTTTTTGACACAGGAAAATCCTGGTTCATTATTTTACAAAAAGTTATTAACAATTACTTTGTTCCTGTACTTCCGAATCCACCTTCTCCACGCTTAGATGCTTTTTCGTACAAGTCTTTTGGCTCAACCTCAATAGGCATTGCATAATTTACAGGTAATAAAACAAATTGTGTTATTTTATCGCCTTTTTCGATGATTTGTGGTTGATTACCGGCATTTGTTAAATTTAAGTGCAGTTCTCCCTGGTAATCTTCATCAACTACACATGCACCAACGTGTAAGCTCTTTTTAACTGCTACTCCACTTTTATTAAATGCTATTAAAACATGACCTTCAGGTAAACTTACCTTGATTCCGCTTGGAATAAAGCATGATTCTCCAGGTAATAATATTACAGTTTTAAACTCATCTGGTACAAAAAAGTCTATACCTGCACTTTGTTCTGTTCCTCTTGCTGGACTTTTTACATTTTTAACTTTAATAAATTTTAGTTCTGAAACCATTGTATTTCCTCTACTTTTTTGTTTTGTAATTTTGATTCTACTATGTTCACAAAAGATTTATAATATTGTTCTTTTGACATTTTTTGAGTTGCGTCTTCATATTGACGTTTTATTAAATCTTCGAATGCTGCTGGATTGTCATTTAGATATTTCAATCGTACAATAACATCATTTCTAGATTCAACATAGTTAAACTTTTGTAATAACGGGTCATTAAATATTCTCATTTGAGGGTCGTAACCTTTATCAATAAATGATACTACATTTCCTATTATTGATTCGTTTGTTCTATTTGATATTGCAGATCCTTCGTATAACTTATCACTTATTGTTACAGTTGCTTTTGAAGTTTGCATTCTATCGAAAAATTCTCTATGTTTTACCTTTTTACTTATAAAATCTGGAAATTTTAAGTCAAGAGTTTTTTTCTTACTAAAATGTTCAGGCTTTATATTTCCAAACATTTGTACATTAAGATGTTCTGGATAATTAAAATAGTATTCTATCATTTTTTCTTGTCTATGACCACCTCTAAATGTTCCACCATAAATTAAATCTAACCATCTATCCTCAGGTTTAACATATTCGATTGGTTGATATTCATGAATAATAAAATCTTGAAGTGGAAAATAAATAATATCGGCATATAATATTCCTCTTTTATCAAGATATTTTGCCTGTAATGTTTCCATATTATATATTTGAGATATCATGATTATGTCTTCTCGTACAACTTCAATCTCATCTTTTGTGTATTTATTATCCCAATGGTATTGTACTTGCTTTTTTTCAACATTAGGCCATAATTGTTGTAATGGTAATAACCAATCTGTTAGGAAATAGAAAACAGGACATGTTGACTTATTTATAAACTTATATGCCATTAGATCTCCTCTTGCTTCTTGTCCACCATAAAAGTTTGCATTACCATTAAATACAATTAATGCATCATAGTCACTAAAAGAATTATCAGTAACTTCAGCTAGATCGTGAAATGTTGCATGTGGTAAAGGTACCATATTTCTAGTCCTTGTTGTATGATAGTGAACATCATGGCCACAATCTGCAAGCATTTTAGTTACAACGTTTATTTCGTCGGTAAGTATACTACCGTTATTGGCATTTATAGTTGCGCCAATTTTCATAACATTTATTTTCATTTTTTATTCTCCTTTATATAATTATCAAGTGCTCCAAGATATGCTACACAATCCAATAAATTATCTTCTCTATAATTATATGAATGACGAGATAACTTTAATGCAACAAGTGCTGAGTACATATCTTCGGCTTCAAAATCTTTGCCAGTCATTCCACTTGCTATTTTTGCAGCTCTTTCCATACCTTCACTAAATGGTCCGTACAGTCTTTCTTTTTCTTCTGATCGATGATTTACAACATTATCAGCACGTTTTAGTATTGAGTCTTTCTTTTTCATATGTGATATAATCTTTTTTTAGGTTTAAATAACTTTTGCATTTGTTTTTTTGTAAATGCCATCAATTCTAATTTAGGTAAATCTTCAGTAGGTAATTGCATATTATTTTCTTTAATATACTCTCTAGTTATCCAAGGATGAAGTTCATATGTTTCTGATGTCCATAAGTCTTGTTTATCTAAAGAAGATGCATCCATTAATATATTGTCTCTCATTTTATAGTGCATATCATATAAGTGAAAGCTACCTGCATGGTGGTAATAAGAACCTAGTTCTAAATTAGGATATATTAATTTAAGTTCATTTAACATTAGTTGTTGAAATAGTGCAAAATTAAACACATCATTGCAAAATCCATATATAATATCATTAGATCTCATGTTTACACCTAAATGTAATTTATTATTTCTAATAAAAAACTGTAGATATTGAGTACAAGGCAAGTCTTTTGAATTTTTAGTTTTATGATATGGTTGATGGATTACTATTGTACAACGTCTAGAATCCTTATCATTTCTAAGTTCTTGTAATATCCAATCCCATTGTTTACCAAGAATATAACTACCATAGTTTGATTCTACTTCGTTTTGTTCATCTTGTATTTTTAACCAAATATTTGCACATTTTCCAATATTATTTGTTTTCTTATGGCTTGAAAGATACCATAAAAATTCTAATACTGAGTATGCAGGATTAAATTTTCTTGATGGATGTGCAATGGCTAATTGTGTTGGATTAGTTATGCACATAGACCTAAATAAAAGTTCTGTTTGTTTTGTTCCGTTACTCTCTACTTGTAATCCGAAACCTGATAGTGCTTGCAATTCCGATTGGAAGCATGTGTGTAAATTTTTAAATTCATTCATATAGTTAATATAATAAATTTTCTTGACCTGGAAAAATTATTTTATGGTTTTTTTCATCATCACTATAATATTCTATAAGAGAATTACAGCGTCTAATTACGTGGCCAAAGCCAATAGAATTATTCCATTCTGAACATTTTCCAAGCAGATCTATTCCTGAAACCTTTTGTATTCCTAGTGTATTTGTTATTTGTGATTCTTCAATATATTCATTAACCGTGTTATTTTCAATTTTATCTTCAAATATTTGTTTCAATGACTCATAAACTACACTACCATTATAAAAGGTTTTTCTAAACCATGGTTTTCCAACAGTTGCTATTTGGTCAAATAATTTTGATATTTGAATGTCATTTTCGTTTTCTAACTTACACTTGTATATGTATTTGTCTATCACAGGTAAAGTAAATTTTGTACCAGGTGCATAATTTTGTTCTATATTACCTTTAAGTATATTATTTGAGTCTAGACTGATTAACTTGGTTAATCCAGAAGTAAACAATAGTTTGTCATAAACATATTCCTTATCATCTGATAACTTAATTAGTTTATTCACAACGTCAATACTTGCAATATCAATGAATTCACACTTGTGCGCAGTTAATTTTTCTAGTTCTTCAAACAATATTATTAGTGAATTAAAGGGAGATTCTCCATTAATTGATACAACTTCTAATGTCTCAGAAATAGTTCTAAGATATTCTTTTTCAACATTGGTTTTTCCTCTTGTATATAGTGTATATATTTGATCGAAATTTTTAGGCTTTACAGCAGACAAAGTCTTGCGCATATCATACATTGTTCTCATTTCATACTTGGTAATGTTGGCTCCAGGAAAAACTAACTTTACAAAGTCAATACAATAATATGGAATATATGATGTTTCAATGTTCCATATGTCTAAATCTCGCTCAAGTGGTTTGATATGTTTTACACTTGGTAAAAGATACGCTGCCATTGTTGCAACTAAATTATTTCCTATAACATATTTCATTTACTAATCCAATCCTGTAACTCTTGTTGGCTAGGTAGTCTAATCATTTTATCACACCTATTACAAAACCATCTAGCATTTTGCTTATCATCAAACCTAATTTGTTGGTTTTTATGTTGGCAATTTTGCTGATACTTTTTTATTTCGTCTTGAAGTTCCTTTAGTTTTTTTTGTAGGTTTTGAATGCTGTTCATGGTTTTTCTCCATATTTTTTTGAGCAACCATTTCCTTATAATACAAATCAACTATCCAATCATTATGTGATTTCACAACTTCCTCCTGCACATGCTAATTCACCACTTAAATCTGTATTGTCTTCTATTTCTATAACATTTGATAAGTCTACTGTATGTAGGGACTTCATCATTTCATTATATTTTTCTTCAGTAATATCTTCAAATGGAGCTTGTGTATATGTTCCACCATCATATGGTAACACAGATAATCCATTATAATCGTTTCTATTGTTCCACATCCATTCTCCGGCCAATTCCCAATCTTCTTTCTTTAAACTTATAGTAGCTGATACATTGTGAGAATTAGAGCCTTTTCTATGACCAGGTTTTACCCATTCTGTTGCTACCTTTTTTACTCGTTCTAACAATTGGAATGGAGATTCTGTTCTCATTATTGAGCCTACTGGCGCCTTTTGAGGAACTTGAATTACAGCAGTATCATGAGGTCTAAAATATTCATCTTCTACTAATTCTGGGTGATTTGACTTTAGGTGCTGATATATAGATTCATTTTTACCAACTCTAATTCTACGAATATAAAAGTCATTATGCCATGCATGAATACCTGAACTTGTACCTAATACTAAGGATGTTGTTCCTGCAGGTTTTACGGTTGTTGTTCTTGCAGATTGATTTATACCTATAATTTTAGCAACTCTTGTATTTTCTCTCTTAACAACACTTGCAGCTTTTTTCATATCATATCCAAGTACAACTCCTGAACCAATACCTGTCATTGACACTCCAATTAGTGCTTCTTTTTCGGTTGTTTCTCTCCATACATCCCTAAGATAATGAAAATCAGTATATCCAGCTTGTAGTGTTCCTATAAATGCAGCTACTTTGACTCTTTCATTTAGATCTTCTTGTGATTCTATATTAGATACATTTACTTCACAAAGATTACAAAATTGATGAGGTCTTAACGCGATTTCACAACATGGATTTGTACCCCAATCCTTATCATTATTTAGATAAATACCAGGTTCACCAGCTCCTGATAATTCTACACGTTTCCATATGTCCATAAAAAATTCCTTTGTTATTTTATGTCTCATTAGAACTGCTGAATTATTAGCTCTACCTCTTTGTGGATTTAATTCCCACCAATTACCAGATTTACAACTAATCATTTGGTCATCATCAGCATTAAATAAACTAATTAGTGCTGCTCTTCTGATGCCACCTGCTAACACTGCATCTGCAATATAACATATAATATCATGAGCTTCAAGGGTTGTTAATTGTTCTCCTGTTTCCTTTGATTCTAATATACCTTTAACTTTAAGTATACATTCCTTTAATGGCTGAGGACCTGGAGCTTTACCACCTGATGTTACAAGTTGTGCACCTTTAGGTCTTACATCTGAATAATCAAATTCTATCTTACTACCTCCACCATTCATGTATGATTTCATTAAAACTTTTACTGCATCTGCCCAGCCTTCAATAGAGTCTCCTATTAAAAATCTCTTTTTTCTTTTTGGCCAAGGTTTCTGTATGCAGGGTAGCTTTTCAACATGGTGTCGTTGTACTGAGTATCCAACTCCTGTTCCACCTAACAATAAAAACATTGTTTCTGAAAATGCATCAATTGAGTCTATTGGAAGATATGCACAATTATATATTCTATTTGGAGATATTTCAATTGGCTTACCACCAAATTGCAGGCTTCTCATTGATGGAAGTACTTTTTTATCGTATACTAGTTTATATTTTTGTTCTATTTCATCTGCTAGTTGTGGAAACTTCTTTTTGTGCATTTCTTTATTTCTAGTAACTAGTTCTTCCCACGTTTCTCGTCTATTTAATTCTGGTACGTATTTTGCGTACTTCATGTACACAGTAATTTCCGATAATATTTGATTTGATACTTCCATTTTTTCTCCTTTATTGTGTTATATTTCGCCTTTGAAAACAAATGACTGGATTGCTCCAGTCTATAATAAATATCGATATATACATATTTAAGATTCTTTATTGTATTTTTGTTTCAATACTTTTCGTAAATATTCAGAATGATTATCCATATCTTGCTGAATGTCTTGTCCATCTAGTGAATTTGGTGCATGAATGTCAATTTGACCATTACTGGCATTCATCATACTTGGAAAAGTAATTCCATCTTGACCAAATCTATTTTTAATTATATGCCATCTACCAGTATTTGCTAGTTTATCTTCTATTTTTCGACTTAATGAAATAACTAAGTCTGCTGTCATTATTTTTGCATACGATTCTGCAATTTTTTCTGCTCCAATTATGTCATCACTAAGTGCGGATCTATTTGCCTGAGAAGCTGTCCAGCACGGTATTTCTTGTTCACCAGCTAATCCTCTTAAATCTTCATAAATATTACCAAGTTCATGTCGTACTTCTTTACCATGTCCTCTCAATAAATCTGCATAATCTACTATAATTAAGTCTGGGTCAAATCCTTGCATTCTACATTTTTCAATATGACTTGCAAGGGTATTTACTGTTCCACCCTTGGTTGGATAATACTTTACAATTAAATTTCCCTTTAGTTTTCCAACAATTTCTTTAACTTCTTCTATATGATATTTAAGTTCTTGGGCTTGTATTCCACTTAATACTGCATCATATCTTAATCCAACATAAGCTTCATTTAGTTCAAGTGTGTAGTGTATTACATTTAAACCAGCCTTTACTGCAGCTGCTCCTACATTTACCAATGCCCATGACTTACCAATACCAGATGGGGCAACCATTACACCTAATTCACCTTTACCTAGTCCACCATCTGCAATATCATCTACTACATCCCATCCTGTTGCTACTGTATTTCGGACTGATTCTAAATATCTTTCGTCAACATGTTCAATGTATTCATGACCAATTGCTCTTTCTAAACCAGCCTTCATAGCTTCATCAATAGTCATTTTTATTTGTTCAAACTCTCCTCGTTCAAGAAGTTGTACTGATTCCATAATTGCTGACTTTAATACTTGGTTTTTACAAAACTTTATTGTTTGTTCTTTTACAAATTCTAAATCAGGAGCATCCAACTGTTTGTATGAATCTTTTAAATGTTCTACAACCTGAGTTTGTAGCATGTCATTGTCAATTTCTTTTACTTTCACAGACATTACTTCCATTGTTGGAGGTTGTTTATATTCTGTAAAATAATTTCTAATGTTTTCAACAATGCAAATATTAGCTTCAGACTCAAAATATGATGGCTCTAAAATATCCATAATTTGTTGTAAGAATACCCTGTCTTTAAACAAGCATGCTATTAGTTTTGTTTGAAAACTGTAGCCATATTGAAATTTATTTTCTTGCATTTATTTTCCTATTATATTGTCTAGTGGTAAAAAAGATTCTCTTAACCATAAAGAAGGATTCTTAAATATTCCATTTAGATTGTCTTCTAATATCATTTGTTCAAATTGTGGCTTATTTAGCCTATTGATATCGGATCTTACAATATTTATAATTGACTCTTTAGAGTAACCAGATATATCTACGTCTTGCAGTTGCATAAGCTTGTGATTTACTGTTAATAATTCTTCTGAATCTCGTAGTGCTTGTCCTAGTTTTGTGCCATCACAGTTATTTTTAACATACTCAATAACTTCATCTAACTCTATTCTTTTATCTGTAAATAGTATTGGCAGTCTTTTTTGTAAAGATTTAATACCTGCTCCTCTTATTCCAGGAATATTATCGGATCCATCTCCTGTTATGCACTTTAGTATGATGAAGTTAGAAGACTCTATTCCAAATTCATCTTTAATTGTTTCTTGGGCATAGAATTTTTTCTTTGTTGGTGACCAAACTTGAACTCTATGGTCAACCAATTGTAAAAAATCTCTGTCTGTTGACATTAAAATGCATTGACTTTTTGGATAAACTTGTTGGCAAATGTAGGCCATAGCATCATCTGCTTCAATATTTTCTGGTGCAAGAACTGTAATTGGTAAAGAGTCTAAATATTGAGTTAATCTATTTATTTGCTGACCCATAGAGATTCTTTCGTCTTCTATAGATTGAAAAGTATTTGCTCTGGTTAGATGCTTTCTTACTCTTCTATTTCCTTTATAGTTTGGAAATATTTTTCTACGTCTTTGACTACCACCTTTGCCATCAAAACATATAATAACTCTAGTAGGTTTAATATTTCTAATTGCATATCCTATGGAATGTAAAAATCCAGTCATACCACCAACATGTATACCGTCTTCATTGACACTTGGATTGACTGCGAAGCTTCTAATAAACGTATTTAATCCATCGATAATTAGAATTCTGTCGTTTTGGTCCTTAGGAGATGTGTCTTCACTGAGGCCTTGTAGTATTTCTTTGTACTTGTCTTTCATATTTATTATTTATATGTTAAATATAACCAAATTTATTGACATAAAAAAATTCTGGCTATTTATTTTGAAAAAGTTATTAACAAAAACAAGGGTTTCTAATCTCTTAGAAACCCTTGTAATGCTAATAGTATAATAGTATGTTTACTATCACTATCCTTCTGGAATTGGTTCGTTTGATATTTCTACATCGTCAATACCTAAGTCTTCACTTTTGTAGTCCATTATCAATGTTTCACAAATAAGATTATATATTTCTGTTCTTAGTTCTTCGTCTTCTAATAACGTAGATTTCCAAGTTTTTGAAGTACATTTCCAATCTGTTCCATCAGCCTTTGTATATGTATACCATGATCCGCCTTGCTTAATTAATTTGTATGCTTTCATAATAGTAAGATAACTACCAAGGTCATCTATTCCACTATCAAAATAAATATCAAATTCTGCTGTTCTCAACGGTGGTCCCATACGATTTTTAACAACTACACATTTTGTTTTAATACCCACAGTTTGAGCTTGGCCATTTACAGTTGCCTTTATTTGACCAGCTGGTTTTAGCCTTAGTCTACAACTAGCATGAAAAGCTATTGCTTTTCCACCAGAAGTAGTCCAAGGGTCTCCAAACATAACTCCCATTTTTTGTCGAAGTTGGTTAGTAAATACCAATGCAATTCTTTGTCGTCCAATCATATTTGTGATTTTACGCATTGCCTTTGATAATACAATAGCTTTACTAGTTGCCCAACCGTCTTTACTATAATCTGCAGATTGTTCTACTTTAGTAGTTGCTGCAGCCACAGAATCTACGGCTATTGTGACTAGTCTATTTTTTTCACCTTCTCTAACAGTTAAAATGATATTTTCCATTACTTCAAATATGTCTTCAACTGTTTCCAATTGAATATAAAGTAATTTTGTTGTATCAATACCCAATGCTTGTAAAAATTCCTCATTTATTGCATTTTCAGTATCAATATAAACAGCTAAACCTCCTGCTTTTTGTGTATTTGCTAAAATTTGAGCTGCTACTAAAGACTTTCCTGAAGCTTCTAATCCAGTTATTTCGGTAATTCTACCAACTGGTATTCCTCCATTAGGTCTATTTGATATACATAAATCTAGCATTGATGAGCCTGTGGATATCCATTCAGTTAAGTCTGTAGGTGTGTCTTCAGATCCGTCAAGAAAATATGCAACCTTATAGTCTTTAAATTTTTTATTTAATGACGTTGCAAGTTGTTCTGCTAGTGCGTCTTTTTCTTGATTTCCCATATTACTTATCTCTACCTAACTCTTTAACATTCGTTAAAATTGCATTAACTAATTCAGATATTATACCTGTCATTTGTCCTCTGCCTTCTAATTCTTTTGCTAAAGCCCTAACTGGATTTTCAATTTTTCTTTTTAATGTTTCTTTTTCCATTGTTTTTCTCCTATTGATTAAATAAGTCGTCAAAAGCTGCAGATATATCATCAGTAGTTTTTGCGGTTGATGCAGCTACTACTGGAGCCTTTTCAGTTGTTTGCTTTTTATTTTCCCATGGTAAATCACCTGTTGATTCTTCTCCGTCTGTACTAGGATCTAACCATTCTTCTAATGCAGACTTTAAATCATCATATGAAACTTTCTTAAAAATATTAAAAATATCTTCTTGTCCAGTCATAATTTTCTCAGCAGTAGCTTTATCAGTTGTTGCTGGAGTTTGATTTGGTTTTACTCTAATAGTAGTTTTAGGATAAGATCCTGCACCTTCAGATGGAGTAAATTCAACTACAATATCTCTACCTGATCCTGGATCTGTAATATCACCATAATCTGGATCTGTAATAAATCCTAATAGTTCTGTATATACTTGTTTACCAAATCCCCATAATTTTACACCCTCTCCTTCAGCTCCTCTAACTAAAACAGGAACATAAGTTCTCATTTTTGGTTCTAGCTTTTTAGAAAGTTTCCAATCGTCTGAATTTCCTGTTGCTTTTAACTTTTCAGAAAATTCTACAACTGGATCTGGTTCTCCAAATGTTACAGGTGAAAGATAATTCTTTTTACCTAAGTCATAGTGAAAAAACAGTTCCTGAAAGGGATTGTCTTTATTGTGTTGGTAAGGTACGATTCTTACTTGATTTTTTCCTGGACTTGGTTTCCATAAGTGGGAAGTCCTTGTTGTTTGAGATTGTAAATCTCCGAGTTTACGTCTAATTGCGTCTAAGTCAATTGCCATTTTTTTTCCTCTTTTTTTGTTAATTATTATTTAATATATAAAAAAATTCTAACATGGTAAAACTTCTGTTAAAATATTTTTCTTTTCCATAAAAGCTAATTCCTTAGCTTTTGCTTCGACTACAACGTCGATATCTAGACCATAATCATTGATTTCTTCTACAATATAATCAGAGTGAGCTTGTACTTTTATCTTGCTGAATTCTTTGTACATTGTAGCAAGTGTTGGAAAGTCTTGCATTTGGTCTATTGTTATATTATTGTTTTTGCAAATTTGCTCGACAATAAGTTTTTGTTCTGCACGTCTTGATTCTGAATAATGTGTACAAGGTTTTATATCACCCCATGTAGAAGCTGCAAGTTTTAGTGCTTCTTCTTCTGTCATATCACCTGTACAAAACTTGTGATGGAAGTAGTCGAATACAATAGGTATACCAACTACTTTGTATACACCATCATATAAATCTTTGACAGAGTACATGTTTGCTTTATCATCGTTTTCGACAGTTAGACGTGCTTGTGCTGATGGTTGCAATCTTAAGAAGTTTTTACAAAATCTATCTAGTGCAGACTTTTTATCACCATATGCACCGCCAACATGTATGTTAATTTTTGCCATACGAGACTTTGGTAAACCCATAAGATCCATAATTTGTGCAGATTTATCTAGTTCATTCATTGCATTTAGTACTACATTTTCGTTTGGTGAAGCTAGTACACAAAATTGACCTGGATGAAATGATAGTCGTTGACCATTATCCATTGCCAATTTGCCGATGCCCTTTAGTAAATTACAAATTTTGTCATAGTCTGGTAAATCTGTAAGTTCGTATTCTGACATCCATGGAAACATGTTACTTGACATGCGATAGACTTTAATTCCATTTTGATTATTCCAACTTATTACTTTTGTTAAATTTCGTAAGTTTTCCAATATTAATTCTGATGCATACTCTGGACCTTTTGCTTGAAAGGTTCTACGTATCATACTTCTGTTGCATGATATGCCTTGCTTTGCAAGTGTCATATTTATACATGCGTATCCTAGTTGTTTTGCCATAATTTAATTTTATATAGTAATATAATAAATTTATTTAACATAAAAAAATTCTGAGTTAAAAGTTATTAACATTATTTCCAAAATAATTGTACACTGATTATTCCCATTGCTAAGATTAATGATGTGAAGGTTTTTAAAGATATGCCTTCTCCCATAAAAATCCAAGTTAAAATTGCATAGGAGCTTATACCTAGTGCAAATCCTAAGAATCTACCAGGCCATAATAATCCATCAAAGTGTTCAAACGCAAACTTAGTTGCTATTATAAACGCATAAGATATTGTAGATCCTCCTACAATCGATAAAAATATGGGGTGTTTTTGAAACCATGGCCATATGAATTGACCATTAGTTTGAAACCAAATTAAGGTTTGTCCAAACAAGAAAAGAAGGACGCTCAGCGAAAGCTTTGTCATAAGTTAATTATTAGTTAGTATTTAGTTATTCTTTAATTATTATTAAATATAAACAAAATAATTGACATGGTAAAATCCAGGCCAAATATTTTTACTATTTTTTTACAAATAGATTTTTTATTTCGTTTTGTATAAGGTCACGTAAAAGCTTTCTTAGTTCTTCTTCGTCCTTTTCACGTCGCTTATTGTGTGCATCAGGGTCAGACTTAATACCTAGCTTCTTACCATGATACGACATAGTATTGCCATTTTTATCTTTACCTAATATTAAATTTTGATCTTCCATATTATATAAATATCATCGCTTTACCTTAATATGT